GTGTTCTTTAGGTGGTGGTGGAGAAGGGGTGTCCTTAAACTTATTACTGAAGGCCTTAGCCTCCTGTTCCAGCGTTGGAGTAGGGGGCTTCTTCTGTTTTGGGGCCATTACACTTTCCTAGCTGTTGATATTAAACAAGTGTATCATAAAGACAACAGTCTGTCAAGTACAATTATATCTTCTCCTTGTAGAAGGCTCGGACCCACATCGCGCATATGTCTGAACGAACAATATCGTCCAGTCCGAACTCAACGATAGGCACTGGTAACTTGTACTTCTTAGCAATGTTAGTGATGATAGTAAGACCTGAGTCACCCCGTAGGTCTGTCTGTTGGATATCACCATTGAGTACGATAGTAGTGCCTTCTCCTACTCGTGTAAGTAACATCTTTAACTCAGCTGTTGTAATGTTCTGAGCTTCGTCACAGATAATAAAGGCATCATCAAAGGAACGTCCCCGCATAAGAGCTAACGGTGCAATCTCAATGTTACCTGACTTGAGTGCAATCTCAACAGAGGCTTTACCTAAGTGCTTAATCAGGATGTCTAACACAGGCAACGCCCAAGGTGCTACCTTGTCTAAGAGTTCTCCTGGAAGGATACCGATGTCCTTGCCTACTGAGACCATAGGACGGGTAATAACAATCTTCTCAATCTGCTTAGTCAAGTACATGTCAGCGGCTAGTGTAGCTGTAACGTATGTCTTACCTGTTCCAGCTGGACCAAACACGATAGTCTGTTGAGAACTACTAATAGCCTTGATTAACTCTCCTTGTTTATCTGTCTTAGGAATAATACCAGAGGCTGTCTTCTTAGCAGCACCCTTGTACGTAGGCTCGGCTGTCTTACGTGATCTTGCTTTGGGCTTTGCTTTCTGTTGTACCATGTAGTTTGTCCTTTATATTGGTTAGCAGTTTAGGCACATGCTAAGGTGGGTCTCTGGGTTAACCCCCATCAGGTAATTCCTAACGGGCCAGAATACCTAAATAGTACACTAAGTGTACATCTAAGTCAAGCCTTAACGAATAGGACAAGCACCAGTAGAGCAGGCTTCGTCCAGTAGGTCATCGTCGGACTTGAGGTTAGTAAGGTCTACAGGCCACAACGAGTTAGCGTACTCGCGGTATACCTCTTCTGTTACTACTTCCTGCGGCAGATAGGCGTAACCTAGGTCCAGTGCAGTCTTAGTTGGGTCATTACGGTAGATGAATGATACACCTACATACGTGTCCCAGTTCTCCAGAATCCAAGAACGGATAGCTGGTACTTCGCTAAGGTCGTAGCTGATCGTTACCGAACAGTTATGGTCTACGTAGTTGTCCATCATCAACTTGTAACGATTAAGCTGTAGAACAGCTGTCTCGATGTTGACTTCCTTACCGTCTACGATATCGAACTTAACGTCTTCATAGGCTACAGGGAACGTAATGAGAACCGAGTCTGGCTCGAATGGCTTCTCAATGATCTTGTAACCAGCTGCCTTCATGGTTGGGATGATCTCGTCGTGCTTAGAGAACGTCACGTTGTTGAAGAGGTACTTACCTAGTGGCTTGTGTACGCCTTCTGTTGTGTCCATGATCTTTGACAGGGTTCCCGATGGTTTAACGGTTGTAACCAGCTTGGCCCGTGGAAGACCCAACTCGTCTGCCATACTGTTAGCACCGTTCTTAGCTGCCGAACGCAGTGACTGGAGCATGGTCTCGATGTTGTTCTGACCTGTGTGGTGGTCAAGGAACTTAACGATACCTGTAGCACCTACACCACAGAGGCGAAGGAACTCATTGAGCTCGTGCCATGACCGCTGAAGAACACCATCGTCAAGATTAACGCATGTCTGACGATAGTTAGCCCGTGCTACGATCTCGATAGCCTCTTGCAGTCCACCGAAGTCCTGAAGGAACTTACCCCAGTCTACTTCAACGAGGTTACAGAAACTCTTGTTACCAAGGAGAATCTCGGCGCAAGGGTTAACTCCTTTGAAGTGTGGTGCTCGACGCTTAGCTGCCTCTGCGTTGATAAACCCTGGCTCGGACCCACCAGCTTGTACCATCTTATCGAAGATGTAAGACAGTTCCCACTCTGTTGGCTTCTTCTCAAACACTACCGAGTTGTTAGACTGCTGACGGTGCTCGTTGTTGTACAACCAAAAGTCTTTCTTGGCTGAGATAAAGTCATCAACTTCGGAGTCGTTGACTGGTACAAGTGCAATCTCTGCTGAACGACGAGAAGACAATGTGGTACCCATGTGGTTAAGAACGTCAAGGATATCCATACGTGTAAGCAAGGCACCTGCTTTGACGTTTAAGATTTCACAGATACGTGCAAGTGCAAGGTGGATTGTGTCGTCACCCGAACTAATCCAACCGTAACCCTTGAGGCGTTCACCTGCTGCACGAATCTCTGTGTAGTCAATGGTGATACCGTTAACTGCATCTTTCATAGCAAAGATTTTACCTAGTGCCTTGGCCCAAGCCTCTGCACTGTCACCGATCTTAAGGTGCCACTCTTTGAGACCATCTGCGTCAGTGGTAAACCAAGCTTGATTGTTTGGGCAACCCTTCGGATCACCTAACTTCTTTGTAGACCGAACAGTGGTGAGTGTAATAGGTTTAGCGAACCCGTTAAGGGTGCCTACCACTGGCTCAAAGCCAACACCACAGCCTTGCAGGAGGAGCCACATGGCGTCTACAATGTCGTGTACTGTTTCTACTCGACCGAAGGAGCAGTTGAACTGGGATGCTTCCCGCGTCTTAGCTACCTCGGTACCTCCTAGCCACAGTGTACGGCCTGATACAGTGGCTTTACGTGTAATCATGAGCTCACGTAGCTTACCGAGCTCTTCGGTCTGTAGTGCGTCTAGTTGAGCACCCTTTGCTCGTTCCCACAGCCACTGCTGGTGTGAGATAACGCGGTCAACAGTCTCTGTCCATGTCTCAAAGCTGCCATCATCCTTCGGACGGTTGTAGGTACGACGTGTTACTACTTCAGCGCGGGTAGAGAACTCTTGGTGATTGGTTGTCATGTGTAGTAATCCTTGGTTTATTTAACTGGGTTGGTAGTTATACTATAGTTTGGTGTACAAGTCAAGAAGTATCTACCTGTTATCACCTGATCCTTGAATCTTTCCTCGTAGCTCTCGGCTATCCAGCTTCTCTACATTAGCGTCTAACATGGTCTGAAGGTTGCCTTGGAAGTAATTGGCTAAGGCTGTGGCATAAAAGACTACATCACCTAACTCCTTGATGATGTCAGCACTTTCTACCCGTGTGCTGTCACGCATAAGCTTCTTGACCTTCTCAGCCACCTCCCCTGCCTCACCTACGAGGCCTAGGGTGTTCTCTACGAGGCGTGTGGTACCCTCGGTAATGATCTTGTCTTCTACCCACTGTGAGTAGTCCTCTGGTGTATATGGCTCGTTCATGTGTCTAGTTCCTCTGCTACTACTGCTGATACGTGAATGTCGTCAATGTCGTACAACGCATTTAAGATACTGTCTGAGATTATGTCTTGCCTAGCCTTTGTATCTAGGTCCCAATAAAAGAAGTCGGTGTCTACTCTGACTTTCATTACTACTTCATACTCTATAGCCATACTACTTATCCTTTACTGTTTGTTACCATACTCTTTACGTAAGGTATCCATTGAAATCCACTGCGGTTCGTACATACCGTCAGCTACGTTACGTTTGATTACAACACCAGTCCACCACTCCTTGTTGGCTTGTCCAGCCCAACTCTCTGGTGCGCCTTTGTAACAACCAAGAACTGAACCAATAATACCATTACTACCAACGTCGTCCTTAAAGTACATACCACGTTTGTGGCTATGACCGACACTGACAGAGCAGTATCGTTTCTGGAGTAGACCATATGCGTGATGCATACCACTAATGGCCCTGCCAAAGTTACCAGCACCCACATAGTGAGCGTAGTCAACACCATCATAATTGTGAATAGCAGGTGCTCCATTCTCATATTGATGGTACTCGTTAAACCACTTGTTGGTCTGTAGGTGTTCAAAGGAAATCCCATACTTCTTACCTTCTAGTCGGGGGTCAAACGAGATTGCTGTCTTAATACGTGCCTCGTGATTACCCTCGAAGCCATACCATGCTGGCTTACTCCGTTTACTCTTCTTGAAGCGGTAACGCAATAGGTCTTGTGACTCGTTGTACGAAGCAATGTCACGCTCGTAACTCTGTGCTACAAGGTTCTTAGGTTTCTTTGTGTCATAGGAGTTGAGTGACTTAATATCTGCACCATCCCCTAGGTCTACGCAGTAATCAGGTTTGATATCGTGAATGAGACCACCTAACCAATCAAACCGTTCGTTACTCGTCTCAGGTGAAGAGTGACCACAACTCCAAGCGATGACTGTCTTACCTTGTCCTGCTTTACTGATACTCATTTGTCGTTCTCCTTTGTCCATTCCTCTGGTATAACCTTGTCCGAGTATAGGAACCCATTCTTGTCACACCAGTCTCCGTAGGTACTCTTAGCACCCTTGTACAGCTTGGCTCGTGAGTTACTAAAGACGAAGCGTATGTCCTTGTGTGGATACTGCTTCTTGATCTCCTTGTGTTTACGTCTATCTTCTGATACGAAGCGACCCTTAGTCTCGATGATGATACCGTTTGATAACACGAAGTCAGGTGTATACGATCGTTCCTTACTGTCCAACCACT